CATTAATTTTGGCTGCCAATTTTTTGGAGTTCATAGCATGAATGAACTCTTTATACCAATGTTTGGCTACTGCTATAAAATATTGTTGGCACCATGCAACAAACATCATTCTGTCTTCCGGATCCCAAATCAACCTTGCTCTGGCGCTAAAAACTTCGTGACTAGTAGCGTAGTTGAACTCGCCGCTCTTGACCATGGCGGTAAAATTCGGGTGCCCGTAACCCAAGAAGTGTCCAACACTAAGAATTTTTGTTATGTAATCACAATATTTCTTTTTCTTACTCTCTGGCCAAGCTTTCTTTTCCGCGCACCAATCATAAGCGCTCTGCACTTCGAAATCCGGGTATCCGAACAACTCCATTCTTATCGTCATGTCGTCATTGACGAATCGTTCGAAATCGCGAACCACATTGGCATCGGGTGCATTTGTGCTAGCTAAGTGTCTGTTAGTAATAGCACAAACTAACGTTGTAGCATGCTTGTGGTCAAAAGTATAAGGCTCAACTATCTTGCAAATAGATCCAACTGGAGTGTAAAGTTGGGGGCCACTGATAGGGTATTCCTTGTCAATATATGCGCGCTGTATTTGTTCGTCGGAAATTTTGAGTCTTTCTAAAACTTCACTCGGTTCGTTAAGTTTAAAGCCGTCTGGTGTGACGAACATCGAAAATGCGCGACTCCATTCTAAATTAATCTCTTCCAAACCGCATCTGACTAGATATCCGCCGACGTCACCATCTGGCACCTCTAAGACCTCGTCGTAATAGACTGTGTATTCGCTATCCATGTCTACATCTCTGGCGCGATTATCCGGCATATATCGTTCTAAAAAGTCTGCTCTCTCGTCTTCAAATGACTGGTCGATCTCGGACCAGGAGTGAGAGCGGAAGCTAACGCCGGTCTGGTGGAGGACGTGACACGCCGGAACTCCGTGTCTGTTGTAAGTTAATGAGCTGTCCACCGAATCGCCATCTGAATCTTCATTGTCTGTTACTCCATCGAAGCTGATACCATCGTCAACTGCAAACTCGATTCCGTCTTCCATCCATCCATGAATGCTATCCCCGTTGTCTTGCCCGTAATCGGGCAGCACGTCGTCATGGTAACTGGAATGTCCCACGGGATCGGACTCTGTGTCACTCATCATCTCGAATAACTGTGCCTGTCTTCTAGTCAATCCGCGATAAAACTGGGGCGGGGGTTGTGGCACGGCCCTTTCAACGGCGATCACGGTCGGATCTTGGACGTTCACTTGATTATTTAACGCATTATTGCGCACTCGTCCAGAGTCTACCACTTCTGGTTCGTCGTCAGAGAACTCAAAACCCATTTCTCGAGCCTGGGCACGCCGTCTGGATTCTACTCGCTTAGGAACATCGGTGGCGTTTGCGTTTGATATAACGTTATCGATTTCGGTCTTAATGGACGGTTTGTTCACTATGGTATAGGCGACATGAGTGAAACTAGAGCGAGGAATTCCTCTGGGGAATTTCTTGGAGTTGGGGAGCTCTAGTCCGTGGCAAAAAGGCTCTAAAGAAATCCTGCTATATACAAACTCTGCATTGATTCCGCCTCTAATAAATGCCTTAGTCTCATGGGGCGTCCACTCTCTAGTGATCCTCAATAACTTTTCACAGTTGTCCGGGTGCATGGGACCTACGAAACGATGTGTATCAGCCGCCATATCATAGTTGGGAGCCGTGAACCAAGAATATATGTACTCTT